GTCCACATACTGCACTCCCGTCATGCTTGTGGTTGACTAAAAAACGGAAGGGTGGGGTTTCGGCCTCACCCTTTCCTCAAGGAGGACACAATGGGTTTTACATCAGCGATAACACAGCGGGACGTTTGGGGTTCAATGGCTGTGTCAATTGGAACATTCACAAACAGCACCGGCGGAGATACCGGCGGCAATGTCGATACCGGCCTGAACCGTTGCTATGGGATTGTTCTTCAGCCCGGAGGTGGGTCTGTTGCCGGAAATGCTGCAGCGGTCAATGAGACATTCACTGCAAACGGTATTGCGGGTTCAGCCGTCACTATCGTTACGGACGCGGACGCCGATGGCACATGGGTTGCTTTCGGAGATCAGCACTCATAGGAGGGTGACATGGCATTTTCAAACAATTTGCTGCATGAAGCCCCGATGGGGCAGATGCGGTTTATGATGGGGACGTTTACCAACACTTCCGGTTCGTCCGGGGGCGACATTCGGACAGGGTTACATAAGGTGCTTCAGCTAAAATTACAGCACACAGGCACGGCGGTCGTCGCCGATGATCCTTCCATTAATGAAACCTTCCCGGTGAACGATCCCGTAACAGTGGTAACAACAGCCGATGCCGATGGTATCTGGATGGCATGGGGATGGTAAGGGGGCATAATGTCTATAACATTAAGCAATAAAAAATATCATGTCTTTGGAGATTTGGCCGCCGTTATTGCGGATGTTGCCTTCGACTCATCTTATCCGTTTGGCGGCGAATCTTTCGACAGCGATCAGGAATTGGGGATGCACAATATTGAAATGCTTATCCCTGAAAGCAAGAAGGGGTTCTCGGTTTCTTACGATTACTCAAATAATAAATTCAAGGTATTCAAAAACGCACCGGCGATTGTCTATGAAGAACAGCATACTCCTACTTCAACTGGAAAGATTACCCTTAAATATCCGCCTGCTTACATTATGTCAATATGTAATGCTTCTGCACCTTTGAAACTTTCTACAACTGGCGCAACAATCACCTACGGAGAAGCGAAGCCGGATGCTGTATTTGCGGAAGGAACAAGGGCGACGTTATCAACTATCCCGATAACAAATGAAATCACCAATGGTGGAATCGGAGTAGGTACGGGATGGACGGCAGGGACTAACTGGTCAGCTTCCGGTAATAAGGCAGTAAAGGCATCAAGTACCGCTACTGCTACATACTCCCACGATGCGTTTGTGGCAACCGTTGGGCATACCTACCGGACGGTTTATACTGTTTCCAGTTATGCCAGCGGCGGGATTAAGATCGGGTTGGGAGGATCTGTAGGAACTATTAGAACTGCTGATGGAACTTACACCGAAGACATTACCGCAACGACAGTTGGCGGGTTAGCCTTCACGCCTTCCGGCACAAGCGCCATGAGCATTGACGATGTTTATATCTATGATCTTTGCGATACGGTTTATGTCACATACATCACACAGGCATGGAAAGACGTATGGGATAACCTGGTTCAGGAAGAGACACAAACAACGACGACAGAAGTTGCTACGCTGGACAACACTCCTCTTGCTATTCAGTCAATAACTTCCACCGGAACTACCTCAACAAATACTTGCCTAATGCTGGACAAGGACGATACGGCGGCTACGACAGAATGTGTTGTCACGCAATCAACCGGAGAATTAACCTTCGCGGCTGCTGATGCGGTACTTTCTTGCGTTGTGACTTACGTCAAAGTCCCTGCTTCTGGGTTTCTTTACGACAGGTTTATTTCAGAAGAGTCAATGACAGCAGCGTCGAATATATGCACACCTTCCTATCCTATTCTAATATGGGGATATAGCGGGCAGCTTCCAGAGAACGGAGCGGTTACGGAAGAGTTCATTTCTTTAGCGGGGACTGCCGGGACAGGCGAAGCAAAATTTGATCTGATGTATCCGGGGACGAGAATTACCGGCCAATCAGTAACCACAGGAACGGCAATGTATGTATGGGGAAACCAGTCTGAGGTTGAGACTGTTCCTTTGGAAGTGAAGAACGGTGAGGATTTGTCTGACTTGACTTCAATGAAAGTAATATTCTTGGGGGCGTAAATGTCCACTGTAGCTGATATTTACAGTTTCATTCAATACAGACCAGATATACAGGTGACGATAGACGACCTGGTTCACGTTGTGGATCAGGCCGTCCGCACCATCGCAAAGAGGCTGTATGTCTTGGAGTCTGATTTAATCACCGGACAGATGGAAGTCGATATCTTCGCTTCGGTTGATTACACCGCTTCAATGGCTTTTGTAGACTCTAATCCTGATACAATTACTGATGCCGCTAGTCAGTTCGTTGCAGAAGGTTTTGAAGTTGATATGCCTATCACCACTTCTCACGCGAGCAATCCTGGCCCATTTAGAATAGCGACAGTGGCGGTAGGCACTTTAACTCTGGCTACGACAGATGCAGTAACGGCAGCGATAGCAAGCTCATTCAAGATTACTTCCGATGACTCCTATGGGTTTCTTCCTACCGACTTCTGGGGATTAAAGAACAAACCCTATCTTGATGGGAAAGACTACACCTTATTGCCTTTGCCTTCGGTGGATGTTGAGATTGCTTACACATCGGCAGGGGAGCCACGGTATTACAAGATCAGAGGGACGAAGATTTACGTTACCCCTCATACATCTGCTGATTACACAATCAAGGCGGACTACTTTCAGAAGCCTACGGCTATCACGACAACCACGGCGACGTTACCGTTCAATGAATTGTTCGACGATCTTATCGCAGAGTACGTTATCAAGTATTTCCGGGGCGCAAAAGCTGAAGGGGTGCAGGGTGAAAGCCTGTTAAGCAAAATGATTATCGAGAACGTGGATTTGATTGCGAACCGATACGACAAAAGAACTCCCGTTGAGTTTCCGCAGGCGGTTGATTGGAATAATATTTAGGGGAATAGATGGCTTACCCTGATTTATCAGATTTGAGAACAAGGGTTCTGACAATAACCAACGAGGACTCTAATTCTATGGTTCTGACTAGCGCCGTATTAAACAGATTTCTAAATGACGCTGAAAGAGACATTGCGGCAAAGACCGGATGCCTTGAACACATAGACACATTAACCACCACGGCTTCGTCAAGAACGGTTCAATTTTCAGGGTTCAAAGTGAAGAACCTTGAATGCATCCCCGCAACAGGGACACGCATTGGTTTGCCTAAAATAACCCTGAAACACTTTGGCAGAATACCACTTTCCGGCGCGACACCGCAATACTGGACACAATGGGGCGGGGCTGTTCTTATCGAGCCAATCCCGGCAACGGCCTACACGTTGTACGCCACAATTTCCGACTATCCTTTAACAGAAATGAGTTCTGATACAGACGAACCCTCAATACCATCAACTTATCATGAGGATATGGTTTGGTATGCCGTTTCAAGATGCTTAATGAGGAAGGGACGAAGAGAGCAGGCGGCCTATGCTTACAACAGATACATCGAATCCGTTCAGTTGAAAAAGTTTTCCAGAACTTATCCGAAACAGGATTCAAGGACTTTAACCAGCATACCGGAGGCCGTGAAGAATGAGTAGTTTACAAACCTACACCGGATATGCGGAAGTTGATACCGCGTCCAGACTGACGGTTGCGGCAACCACCTTAACCATTGCATCGCTTGATACCGACGAAACCATGAAGCTGACTTATGACTTCGGGGCCAGTTACTTTTCAGGCGACTTTGAACATAGTTTGAATTTCAAGGTAACGGTTGGGACGGGAACGGAATCTTGTTATTTGTGGGGCATGAGTGATTCGATAGCAAATCCGATAGGAACGCTCATTACCGCCAATACCGATCTTCTTGCTCTCGCGTGGACGAATGGCGCATTGATTTTAACGGAAAGAAACTCCACTGTCAGCACCACAGATACATCCTCTGCTTTGTCTTTGGCGGCTGAATATTACTTGAGAGTTGTCCGAGATGAAGCAGTGGGGACATATGGAACGCTTTACTGTTATATTTATACTGATAGAGAATACTGCGAACTGGTTGACACAATCAGCGTAACATTAACAGAAGCGAAGGATTGGCGATACCTATGGGCGGCAAGCTCAGTAGGGGACGGTGCTGGGTCAACGGTTTTCACGGGGACAATTTCTAATCTTACGCTGGATATTTACCCTTATACTTTAGAGGGCATTAGAACAAGGGTGAGGGATTTGCTTAATGAAGATACGGCGGCGCTCTGGACTGACGCGGAACTAAATTACTTTATCCTTGACGGTATCAGGGAGATTGCTGAGTTTACAGGGTGCATCCAGAACACAGATTCATTAAGCACAACTAACGGGACAAGGACTATTAGCTTCACTGGATATGACGTTGACACGATTGAATACATCGCCACTACTCCCGTTTCCCTGGTTGAGATTTATCCTGTTGCCGATGGGCATTTAGCAACTTCTGGGAAACCTTTATTCTGGTGGCAAGGAAATAACCAGGTAGGGATTGAGCCGCTTCCAGACGCAACCTACACGTTAAGCGGATATATTTACGACAACCCTACGGATTTAAGTGTTGATTCGCAGATACCAGAAATCCCCCCTGCCTTTAGACCATTGGTAGTTCTCTACGCCTGCCATGTGGCATACATCAAGAGAAATAGAATTATTGTGGCAGACTTCTATAAGCAGATTTATCAAAGTGAGTTGGCCTATACAACACGATATAACTTGGCAAACCTTGCCACGGCAAGATCGGAGACACGATATGATTAAAGGAACTACAATTAACAAAGCCGATCCTGTTTTGACTCCGGTTAAAGGAACAAATAGCCGCCTAAACGACAGTAGGCTTATTGGTGTATTGGACTATCGGCCTCTTGAGGGAGGCATTGATCTAGTCCGTGAAATCTATCAGCTTCCTTTGGGCGGGTATTCGAGTATCGTCAACATGCGTCCTTTAAGACCGGGATTCATTAAGAGAAAAGGGTGTGCCGAACTTAACACGACAAACGATGGTGTGAATAAGGTTATGACTTTGTTCGGATTCTCCAAAGGCAAGCAAAGCCAAATTAAGTTCT